GCGTTGATCTTGGTAGTGAGGTCAACGAACTCGAACAGCAGCTCACCCAACTGGGCACGGACTTCGGCAGCGGAAGAGTCTCCTACCCTGCATTTCTGGCTGCGGACACGACGCTGCGCATGCGGCTCGGTGACGCTCGCGCCGAGCTGGACAAGGCCGTCATGGCCAAGGGCATTGTCAGGCTTCAGGTGGTTCAGTCTGTCGAGGAAGCGCGCCAGACATGGGCCGTGATGGACACAAGCGAACGCCGCAATATCGTCAAGATGATGTTTGGGACCATCGTGGTCATGCCGTCCACGAAACCGGGCAGGACCTTTGACCCGAGTCGCGTGCCACAACTCCAAGAGTGGGCGGAGGCGGAATGAGCGTGTGGGACGAACGCAAACTGCAACGCCGGATCGAGATGGCCCTGAAAGAACTCGCGCAGCTACAGACTGAGGCCAGCATCTTTGCTGAGAAGCTAAGCGCCATCGAGGATGAGTCAGACCGTGGTGACGCGCAACGAGAGCGCGGCGAGCAGTGGAGTGAAGTCGTGGAGGCCATTGTGGCATCACGTGATGCCATGTCCGACGCCCTCGGTGGGCTCGACCTCTGAGTACCTGTAGCCGGTCGCCTTGGCAGCCTGAGCCCTCGTCTCTCGGGCTGTTCTGGAAAACTCAGCAAAATTTGCTGAGTTTCGATTGGCCGGCACCGCGCGTTGCGACGATTGCTGCATTTTCATGCGTTGCCCGGTTCCAGCGTGGCCCCCAGGAGCGCCGTGGCGGGGCGTACAGCGCTGCCGAGGGATCTGGGTACCGGTCCACATGACCCCCGGCTACGGGGCTGGATTCGACAAACCCACAGGTCAGAGCAGGTCAAGCGAACGTACGTTCGGGTCACCATGGCCCGAACACCAGTTCGAATTCTCTTCACGTGAAGACAATTCGAAGAGCCCGCGATCTCAACCATGCCGTTGCGCCGGCCCGCCTAGGGTCTAGGAGCCCCGTCGAGGCGTCCGGGGTAGGGAGGTACCTACCCGGCCGAGAGTACGGTTCGCGACGGAGCGTCGCTCTGAAGACGGCACGCAAGCGACTGACCAGGAAGAACAGTATCAAGACGAACAGACGTTCGCGACGGAGCGTCGCTCTGAAGATGGCCTCGAACCGGACCATCGGGAGGTGCTCGGAGACCACGATCAGGCCCAAGCCGCACTGCTCCGAGACCTTGATCATGGGCAAGCCGAAGGGCTTCCGCCTCGCACTGAAGCGCGGCGACGTGGTGTTGAGTGAGGCCGGTAGAGTTGACGTTGTCAACTCTAAGGTCCAAGGGGGGAACTGCGACCTGTGTCGCGATTGCGCCGTCTGACCACTTCCGGTTTCCGGAATCGGACATTTCTGACCAAACATGCCTAAACCGGACAGCTAACATGGCAAGCTGCGCGTCAGCGCCCAGCTCAGCCCACCGCCTCGGAGCGGTGGGTCTCCTGGCCGGGTTGTCCGTCTTGACCAGGAAGTTGACTTCCTGGTCAACCGCTGCATCCTCAGCAATTCCAGCAATTCCCTCTTCCCGTTACCATTTTGCGACTTTTCCATTTCCCTTGCCATTTCGCAGACGCCCTTGTATCCTGGTTTTGCATCTCCAAGAACCCCGAAAGAAGGGACAGCATGCCGGACGCCGTCATTTGGCTGACAGAGGAGCAATTGGCAGAACGGCTACAGGTCACAAAAACTACTCTGCTTAATTGGCGCTACCGTGGGACTGGGCCACCAGCGACGAGGATTGGAGGCAAGAACAGCAAAGTCATCCGGTACAGACTGAGTGACGTACTAGCGTGGGAACAGCAGCTAGCAGGGGAAGGACAGAAGACATGACAACGCCGCTGACAGAGCCCACACGACTCGGACGCTATCTCGTTGTCATCCGCATGCTCGACACTCGCACACCACAGAGCGGCACGCGAGTCATCCGCCTCTACACCGACGACTACGCAGATGCCTATGACGCTTGGCGCGTAGTGGGGACATCCCGGTTGGAAGCCTCCGCGACCATCTATGACGAGAACGGCGTGATCGAAGATCCACTGCCACCAGTTGATTCATAGAACGGGCAACGGGGCGGCGACGGAATCGAGTTGTGGCGATGACCTCGCCACCCGTTGCCCTACCAACACAGAACTAGAACGACACGGCGCCTGTAAATACTTCGAGTAGCTAGGATCCCAACGGCGCCTGTGAGCAACGCGGACGCGGGAACCACGTCGGCGCCACTACACGAAAGGAACCGAATGATGAACCAAGAGCAGTGGGGCCAACGCCCACCGACCAACGAACCACCTGAACTCCGTCAGGCCAGAGAGAACTGGGAGCGAGCACGCAACAAAGCGATCCTTTGGCTGGTGATCCTGATCGCATTCATCGGCTGGCTGGTCTATCTCTTCGTCAACTGGCAATAGTACGTACGGCGCCTAGGAAGACAACGAAAGTCTCACGGAACGTCGGCGCCTGAAAAGTTTCGGAAGCTCGTAGTCTGACGGCGCCTGTCATAGTACCGCAAAGCTTCGATTTACGCGGCGCCAAGGTCTGTGTTAACTGAAAAGCTTACTGGCTCGTTAGAAGGGGCGAGCCAGTAGGGACCTCAGAGGGAACCCTTCACCATGCACCAGTACGCTGGACTTAGTTTCAAACAGTTGCGGGAACTGCTTGGCAAGCCGAATGGCACGTGCCGTTCGTGTGGACAAGCGGTTCCCGCTTTTGTGTTGGTGTACTCCGAGTATGGAGTCAAGAAACACTACAAGCGAAGTATTTGCCGCTGGTACTGCGATGTGCACTGTCCAGATACCTGGTTACACGACCACCCATATGTGGAATGGATCGCATGATATAGCTGGATAATTGACGGGAGGCGTACAATTGATTTGTCGCACCACACCAACATGATATAACACACGATATCATCTCGCTCTATCACAAAAGAACCTCCCTGCGACGCTGACGCGAATACCCCGCCAAGAGTTCTTGCCAGCTACAGCGTCAACAGGGAGGTTCCCTTTGCAGCAACACCGTACCACCAGCAGTTCGACAAACGCAAGTGACAATGGGGGAAACCCCCATACCCCCGGTCCCACAGGGCGGGTGTGGAAACAGTTTGACGAGTGGAATTCTCACGACCTTGTTGAACGGCTTCGTGAGCGCCGCCATTTGTCTGAAGACGGCCATATTCATGTCGGTCTCGCTGCTGCTGTCTCCACTGAACTAAACGGCCCACCGCTTTGGTTGATGCTCATTGGCGTCCCATCGAGCGGCAAAACCGATATGACAGATGCGCTTCGCACCCTTGCCTTCCACGTCGATGATGTGACGCTTGCTGGACTTATCTCCTGGTCCGACCGTAAGAAGACATGCAAGGGCGGTATCCTCGGCAAGGTCGGGAGGCGTGGTTTCATCACGATTGGTGACTTCTCGACGGTTCTTGCCAAGAGTGAGCGAGGAGACCATGACGATATTTTTTCCGCTCTCCGCCGGATCTATGACGGGTCCTACACCAGAGAGATTCACCCGAAAGCGTTGGAGTGGGAAGGCAGAGTCACGATCATTGCCAACTGTACTGCTGCCATTGACCGCTACAGCTCTTACAACGCAGCACTTGGCGACCGTTGGATCCTGTACCGACTTCCGAAGGTGGACCGGCCCGACAAACTGAGTATGCAGCAGAAGGCAATTTTGAAGTACGACAAGCAATGGCTTGATGATGTTCGTGAGCTAGCAACAATGGTTGTCACCAATGCAGTTGCCAAGGCTCGCAGTATCGAAGTACCAACACGGATCACGAACCAAGTCTTCAACCTTGTTGCAGTAACGGCGCTTGGTAGAGCTGCTGTACCACGCAGCAGATTCGGTAACAGGGATATTGAGGACTTGCCCATTATCGAGGAACTACCACGGCTTACCCAACAAATCCACATGTTGGCCAAGTGTTTGTTCTCGCTCGAACTCGGTGAGGACCACGTCGCCAGCTTGGTCCGACGTTGTGCACTGGATTCTATGCCAGCAAAACGGCTTGCAGTCCTCTCGGTGATGACTGCTGCACACCGTAGTGGTGAAACGCTGCCGGTCTCCGAAGTGGCGAGAAGAGCAGGACTGCACCGCCACGTTGCGAGGATGACACTAGAAGACTTTGAGGCTATTGGTCTCACAACATCAGATGAGTCAGACACCATCGAGGAACATAACCCCAAGTCTCGCACTGCTCGACTCTGGTATCTCGATGGACCTGACACTGACCTCGTGGTGTCCGTCATGTCCGGTTCGAGGTAGAGGTGGCACGACTTCTTACCTGAGATGACACATGAGGTGGCACGACTTCTTACCTCTCGATATACGGGGACTCTATTGAGGAGAGAGGAGTGAATAGTAGTAAGAAGTTGTGCCATCCAACCTTTGTTCTAGTTGATATAGCTGCGTTATATAGTGGGTGATAACTCACCGGCCGGCCGGTAAGTTATCACATGATATAGTAAGTCATCGATTGTTGACTTGTGATCGCAATCGGCGTACATTTGACGTGGAAAGTTCACAAGCTGACGTTCAGCCAATCCCGTTTGCAAACCTTCATTTTTAAGTAGTTAGACGGCTGAAATGAAGCAAATTTGTGCAGACTGCCAAGGGCAGACGGTCGTACTAATACAAGGCCGTTGTCGGCCGTGTGCAGTGAAGTATTTGCGGGAATATGAACGGAACCGGGCTCCAAAACACAACGCAGAACGCAAACAACGGCTTGCGAATGGCGACGGCGCAGCGGCACGACTTCGCAAGACACTGACACCAGACACACCATGCCAAGGCTGCGGATCGATAGGGTTTCGGCTCGTTGTAGACCATATTCGGCCATTATGGCTCGGTGGCGAAGACCTCGACTTCAATGTTCATGCACTCTGTGACGGTTGCCACAACGAGAAATCCAACCGCGAGGCAGGCATACGGGCACGACTGAAGCGCAACGCCCAAGGAATTTCGGGAACCCTGTTCTAAAGAACGGGCTTCGCCCACGCCCACCTGTGGGAAAGGGGTTGTAGGGGATGGCACTGCAAGTCGTCGCCCGGCCTGACACTGTCCATCACGGGACAGACTACAAACTCCAAGTCTCGACGGAAATTCCGCCAGCGCCAGACAGTCTGAACGAGTTCGGACGGTCAGTGTGGGCATTTGTGTGGACGAAGGCGCCCGTCAAGCCATCGGACGCACTCGTTGTCGAGCGGTTCTGCCAACTGCACCAGCACCGCCGCAACCTGCTGATCGTGCTTGAGGATGAAGGCTTGTCCACCACTGGTTCACAGGGACAAACAGTCATGCATCCACTGTTTCGTGCGCTGATGGTCGTGGAACCGCAGATCGGCAAGCTCGAACAGGTGCTTGGGCTCTCCCCCGAAGCTCGGGCACGGCTCAATATCGCCGACACGCTTGATGATGAGTTGGATCAGTTTATGAAGGACGAAGTTGCAGAATAGGCGCCTCTGAGTGGCACGAAAGTCTAATTTCGTTGCGGCGCACTGAAGTAGAACGGCAAGGAATTTGCTAGAAAGCCAACGCGTCATCCAGTTCATCGAGCAGTTCTTGACGCTCGGTGGAAGCTTTCTTGGGCAGCCGTTCAAGCTGTTGCCGTTCCAGAAGCAGCTTATTGAAGATATTTACCAGCCAAACGAGCAAGGTAGTCGCCTGCGTCGGGAACAATTGGTCGGCGTGCCACGAAAGAACGGCAAAAGCGAGTTAGCGGCGGCACTCGCGGTCTATCACCTCTATTTAGACCCGTACAACACGGCGCCGATGGTGATTTCTGCTGCTGGGAACCTCTTGCAGGCCAAGATCGTGTTCAACGAAGCCAAACGGATGGTGCAGTCGAGTCCTGTGTTGCTCAAGCGTGGACGTGTCTACCGCGACCACATCGAGACCAAGGCTGGTGGTCTCTACCGGGCGGTTGCCGCCGATGCCCCCACGCAGCAGGGGCTCAACCCAAGTTTTGTGGTCGTGGATGAGCTGCACGTCTTCAAGGACGACGACCTTATTGAGGCACTGACGCTCGGTTCGGCAATGCGCCGTAGCCCACTTTTTGTGTATATCACGACGGCTGGGCACAATATCGACAGTCCGTTAGGCCGAAAATACCAGTACGGGCGCCAAATCGAAGCAAAAGAACTCGATGACCCACGGTTTGGCTTCAAATGGTACGGACCCGACGACGGCGAAGACATCGACCCGAATAACAAGCAACTGTGGACGACGTACAACCCAGCACACGAGCTGATGCCCAACTTCGAGTCAGAAATGGAAGCGTCACTGCGCACCACACACCAGAATGCGTTCCTGCGGTTCCGGCTGAACGGCTGGACGGCAACACAGTCGGCATGGCTGCCGTTTGGCGCGTGGGCGAAGTGCACCAACACAGAAAAGCGCTTAGTTCCAGGCGACGAAGTGATTCTGGGCTTTGACGGCGCCATCAAAAACGACTCCACGGCCCTGGTCGCATGCCGAATGAGCGACTTCCACATTCAGGTACTTGGGCACTGGGAAGCACCGATTGGCGATCCTGACTGGCGCACACCCGTTGATGACGTGGAAGCGGCCATCGAGCGAGCCTGCACGGTCTACAAGGTCAAAGAGATCGTCTGTGACCCCTACTACTTCCAGCAAATGTTGCTCTCGCTCGAAGCCAAAGGGCTGCCGGTCGTGGAGTTCAAGACCAACTGGGTCGGCCGTATGACACCAGCCATCCGCGCGTTCTACGAGGGTGTGGTCACTGGCCATATCACCCACGACGGCGACCCGGCACTTGCTCGGCACCTCAACAACTGCCAGTTAAAAGAAAGCGACGCTGGGCTCAAGCTTACGAAGGCAACAAAGATGTCCAAGCGAAAGATCGACTTGGCCATCGCAGCAGTGCTCGCGTATTTCCGTGCCATGTACTACGAGCAGGCACCGCCTGAGCGTGTGTCGGAAGCCTTCCTGATTGGCTAAGTAGTTATGGGCAAACTGCGTGACTGGCTCCTTGGCCCACCACGGGCTGAGGAACGGTCAATGGAGTGGTGGGGCCAAGGATATGACCACGCCTGGCACCCTGTGACATCTGGCGTCACGGTCAACCAAACCAGTGCGCTTGGTCTCTCTGCGGTCTACGCCAGTGTGCGTCTGCTCAGCGACACCATCTCCACACTGCCAATTGACGCATTCCTGGAACTGGGCGACGACGTGCGCAAGCCCACCGACCCGCCCCTGTGGGTGAACAACCCAGGTGGCGGTCCCTGGCTCGGGCGGATCGAGCTGCTGAGCCAGGTCATGACCAGCATGTTGCTTTCTGGCAACGCCTACCTGCTCACGCCGCGAACCAGTGGCGAAGTGGCGAGCGTGGTCGCGCTGGACCCACAGATGGTCTCGCCCTACACCGACAGTACGGGCCGGGTGGTGTACTACAACGTCCTCGGCCAGTCGCTCGGCATGCCAGACATCCTCCACCTGCGTGGCATGATGCTGCCGGGCCAGGCAACAGGGTGCAGCCCGATTACGTACTGCCGCGAGTCCATCGGCGTTGGGCTGGCAGCACAACGGTTTGGTGGGAGCTTCTTCGGCAACTCCGCCATTCCAAGCGTGGTCGCGGAGATCCCAGGCTCGATGAGCGAGACTGGCCAGAAGGCACTCCAAGCATGGATTGACGACCAGCACAAAGGACCAGCAAAAGCGCACAAGCTGATGGTCCTGACCGAAGGCGCCAAGCTCAACAAGCTCACCATTCCACCAGAAGACGCGCAGTTCATTGAGACACGCAGGTTCGAAGTCTCCGACGTTGCGCGAATGTTTGGTGTCCCGCCGCACCTGATCGGTGACGCATCAAACAGTACCTCGTGGGGTTCAGGACTGGCCGAGCAGAATATTGGCTTCGCGCAGCACTCCCTTCGCCCGTGGGTGGAGCGCATCGAGGCTGGCCTCACGGCACTGTGGCATTCTGAAGGTGGGCCACCAAACGGTGTCCTGAAGCTCAACATGGCTGCGGTCCTGCGTGGCTCGACAAAAGACCGCTACGAGTCCTATGAAATTGCGCTTAACTCGAAGTTTATGACGATTAATGAGGTCAGGGCGCTCGAAGACCTGCCACCACGACCAGGAGGCGACGAGATCCAGGCTGCGCCATCCGGTTCGCCTCGCCCACCTGTGGGACAAGGGGATGCAGGGGAGGAGGCGGCATGAGTGCAGTCGAGCGCATGACGTTCATGGGTGACGTGGAGCTACGCATGGACGAGGAGCGTGGCCCAGTCATTACTGGCCTGGGTGTCCGCTACAACAAATACAGCGCCGATCTTGGCGGGTTTGTAGAAGTTGTGCTTCCGGGCTCGGGCAACAAGACCATTGTTGAGCAGGACATTCGTGGCCTGTTCAACCACGACCCAAACAACCTGTTAGGACGAAAAGGCGCCGGGACACTGCGGCTCGCTTCGGAAGACCAGGGTATTCGGTACTTCATTGATGCGCCAGACACCCAAGTCGGCCGCGACGTGATCGAGCTTGTGCGGCGTGGTGACATTCCTGGCAGCTCATTTGGGTTTACGCTTGTGAATGAACGGTCGCAGAGCTGGGCAAAAACATCTCGCGGGTACCCCGTTCGACAAATTCATGAGTATGTCATGCGTGATATCGGGCCGGTCACCTTCCCTGCCTACGGCTCGACCGAACCTGCCCTCCGCATGCTTGCCGAAGAGCGCTCGATTCCGTATAATCGTGTTGAAATGGCGGCTCGGCAGGGTCACCTTGCTGAGCTGTTGGAACCGGACAATCCAGTGGGTGACAGCCGACCGGCTGAGTTCCGTCGAGTCGTCCATCGGGTTTACCGGTGATATAACGCTATATAGTACGGCGCCTGATCTGCGGTCGATCATCTAGAAATGGACCGGCGCACTCTATAGCGTGCAAGCCGGCTGAGCGCCACTTGCGGTCCTGTACCCATTACCCAGAACTGGGTAATAGCGGAAGGAATCCGCAAGCATGGCCCCCGATGTAATTAAAGCAGCCTTTGAGGCGCGCATGAAAGCAGTTAGTGAACTGCGCGCGCTTGCTGAAGGTGCGCCCGACCGTGACTTCACGGCGGAGGAGCGTTCAACCGAAGAGCGGCTGAACGCCGATATCAACAAGCTCGACGCCAAGATCAAAACTGGTCTGACAAACATGGAGCGCGAACAGCGTGCCATTGACGCGCTCGACCAGTTCAGCAAGATCACGAAGGGTGCGGTGAAGATCGAAGACCGCACCGACCAGCGCACCAGTGTTCGGGCGGAGCTTCGCAGCCAGCTTGTGGAACTTGCCGACCGGAAGCGCAACTACGTCGACGTTCAGCTTGAGCCAGAGCACATGCACTACCGTTCAGACCAGTTCAACCGCCCGAGGTATGAGAGCCGTGCGCTCGGTGTTGGCGTTGGTACCACGGTGCCGGTGCCGTCGGAGTTCGTGTCATCCCTGTACGAAGTACTGCTGGACACCAGCACCGTTCGTCAGACCAACCCGACCGTGCTCACCACGGGCAACGGAAACGCCATCGACTTCCCGCGTGCAACCGCCCACGGCACGGTGGCGTGGCTCTTGGAAGCTGGCACGCTGGCGGGTACTGACCCGACAGTGAGCAAGATCACCCTGAACGCCTTCAAGGTCGGCGCGCTCCTGTACGTCTCCACGGAGCTGTTGCAGGACGAGGGCTTTGATGTCATTGACTACCTCGCTCGTCACGGCGGCGAAAACATCGCGCTTGCCGCCGATGTTGAGTACGTCAACGGTGTCAACCCGACCACACGGCCGAGCGGCATTATTGCCGCTGTTTCCACGGGCGCGACCATGCCTGCTGGTAACCCGACTGGGTTCACCACTGCCGGTTCCGCCGACTCGCTGATGGACCTCTACTACAGCGTCAACTTCCGCTACCGCGCACGCGGTTCATGGCTTGGCTCCGACACCGTGATCAAGTCGCTGCGCAAGGTCAAGGACACGACCAACCAGTACATATGGCAGCCAGGTCTTCAGCTTGGTGTGCCTGACACGGTGCTTGGCCGGCCGGTCTACAGCGACCCCAACGTCCCGATTCCTGCCAACGCGGTCAAGGGTCTGCTGTTTGGTGACTTCCGCTCCTACATTATTCGCGAAGTTCGTACGGTGCGGTTTGAGCGCAGCGACGACTTCCGCTTCAGCACCGATGAAGTGGCGTTCCGCGTCGTGTGGCGCACAGACGGCAAGCTCATTGACACAAATGGCCTGAAAGCTCTCGTGTTCACCACGTAATTTGCGGAAATGGTGTCTCCCGAGTGGGAGCGTTTGGGTCCCACTCGGGAGACCAACAGGCGCCTTGGCACGAACCGAAAATCTATTTAGGCTGCGGCGCCAATAATAAGGAATCGGTATGGCCTATGCAGCAGTCGCAGACATCAGGGGCCTGGCAGGCATGTCAAACCCGCCGTTTACTGATACGGCGGTGCAAAGTGGGATCGACTTCGCTACCAAGCGCATTGACGACTACTGCGGAACCAGCTTCGAGGCGAAGGCATTTACGGTCACGCTAGACGGCAACTTGGACTACAAGCTCTGGACGAATGTGCTGTTCATCCAGACGCTCACGTCGGTCACGATTGACGGCGTTGTGGTTGCAAACTCGAACTTCAGCTTCCGGCCAGAAGGCATTCTGACTCGTATCGACGGCGCCTGGTTCCCGTGGTCGGCGTACGGGCGCAACGTGGTGGTTGTCGGTACTGCTGGCGTGACGACAACGCCACCAGAAGACATCAAGTGGGCAGCTCGCACGCTCGCGCGACAGTGGATGCTGGACCTCCACAACCGACTGCCTGACCGGTCTATTCAAATGGCCAACGAGTACGGCCAGTTTGTGCTGGCGCAGTCGGGTGGACCAGGACGGCCAACATCACTTCCTGATGTCAATACCGTGCTGAACGCCAACAAGCACCGTAGCGGAATGGCAGGGTTCACGGTCGCATGACGGCCACAACCACACAGGCAGCGCTCAAGAAAGCGCTCTATTACGCGCTCCAAAGCAACCCCAACATCTCGTGGGGAATCACCTACGGCGACCCAATGGAAGGGGCAGTCAGCCGAGAAGCCGTCTACATCGGTGCCGCACGGTCAGAAGACTCTGAGCAGGAACCTGCGTCATTTCGCCGAGGCAGCCGCAACGAGGAGTACACGATCACGGTCTTTGCCGACACCAGCGGCGAACTCGACCCAGTTGCAAGCGAAGAGAAGGCAGTCGCGGTTGCAGGCGAAATCGAGAGCACCGTCATTGAAGACCCAACACTTGGCGTTGACGGCGTGTTGTGGGTTGGGCCGGCTGGTGTTGACTTGCAAACAACACCAACCACTGAGGGGTTCCGCACGACTGCAAAAGTTCGCCTAGCGGTGAAAGGACAACTTAGGTGGCCATGAGCAAGGGTGACACGCCAAAGGTCGAACAGCGCGCGGACACCAGCAAAAAGCGTGAGCTGACGAAGTACCGCTACATCGGGCCGATGGCCGCCGTCACTGTGCAGGTTCTTCCTGACGGAACGTGCGTGAAGTTCGAGCACGACGACACGCATGCGCTTCCTGCTGGCCTGCTCGACGGCAACCCCGACTTCGAGAAGGTGAGCTGACATGGCAGTCGAAAAGTACAAGTACATCGGCGGGTTTGACGCTGCCACCGTGGATATCGACGGCGTGCCCTACACCGTCGAGCGCAACCGCGAGGTGGAGGTCCCGGCCGGAAAACTGGACAACCACCCAGAGTTCCAGAAGGCCACCAAGGCCAGCGCGAAGGGTGGTGACAAGTAATGGCTGGTGTGCTCGACACCCCCCTCATTTACGGGGCGGAATCCACCTACGGCACTGCCTCAGCCACGATGACACGCGGCTACGAAGGCAAAGTAGACGCCTGGAAGAAGTCCCAGGAGTACATGGAGACCAGAGGCTTCCGGTCAGGTCTCCAAGCCATGTCG